CGAAATCATAGGAGCATCGTGGGATGGCATGGCAGAAGCTATTGCGCGAACACCGTTAGGTCAAATTACGATGCTTAAAAATGAAACAGACAGTCTAAAGGCCGCTATTGGCGAAGGTTTATATCCATACTTATTAGAATTTCAACAGTTTTTGTCCAGTGTATTAAACCCCGTGTTGGAGTTTATAGCTGAAAACATGGATACTATTATCCCCATAGTTGAAGCATTGGGCGTTGCCTTTTTAGCGGTCGCATTGGCGGTTGGAATATATACAGCAGCGCAATGGATTGCTACAGGAGCAGCGCAAGCATTTTTTTCAACTCTATTATCAAATCCTTTAACGTGGATCGTCCTGCTGGTGGGAGCTATTGTTTTTGCTATTGCTCGTTGGGTGCAAGCAGTTGGAGGGATCGAGATTGCATGGATTAAAGCGATGGACGGTATCTACAATGCTACAAGCTATATCAAGCAGGGGGTCATGGTGCTTCTCGAAGATTTAGTAAATGGCGCGATTGATATTATCAATGATTTTATTTCCGTCTTAAATCTTATTCCGGGCGTGGAAATAGAGCTAGTTAAACGTGTTACATTCGGTGCAGAAACGGCAGCCGCAGAAGAAGCCAAGCGAACAGCCCGCGCAGAATCAAGCACAGCAAGAATAGCGGAGATTCTAGCATCGCAAGAACAGGCGGATCAGATCAGCTTGCAAGAGAGCATTTTTGATTCTGTAGGGGGCGTTGAAAGCGCACTTGAAGATGTAACCACCGGCTCAGGGTCTGGCTCTGCTCTTAAAACCACAGGCGAGGTCACTTTCTCCGATGAAGATATTCAATTGCTTTTAGATTTGGCAGGGATGGAATATCAGATTACATATCAAGTGTTAGAGCCTCAAATAGCGCTAAATATTGATACAATCAGAGAGACCGCCGATATTGATGAGGTGCTTGACCGTGTTGGCGAGGCGGTTGCGGAGATGGCCGACGCTTCATTAGTTTATGGATGAGGTGATTAAATGGGCGCACATATAAAATCCGTTACAATGCGGCTAAAATATAGGGACGGAGAAATGATTATACCGATAAACCCGGAAAGCATAACCATTTCTCTCCCCAGTTCCAGTAAAACAGAAAATGTTTTGGGAATAGGCGAAGTATCTGTTCCACAGACGAATAGCCTCTCAACGATAGAAATTGAATCCGCTTTTTATCGTTACTGGATTGACGCATATCCGGCAAAGCATCAATATAGCACAACAAAAGCCTATGAGGATTGGTTCAAAACGTGGCAGAAGTCTAAGCTTCCGGCGCAATTTACAGTTGAGGAATTGGGCTATAATCTGCGGGTGACTTGCGAAGCGTTCAATTGTACGGTAAATTCGGGCGAAGAAGATGATATTTATTATACTCTCTCATTGCAAGAATACCGCCAATATGGCGCAAAAACGATTAGCGTAAGCACAGATACCGGGGAGGCAACAGTTGCCGCAGAAACTCGTGCAGATACCTCCCCAGCGGTAGAGCAGACTTATACAGTTTCATCGGGCGACAATCTGTGGGCGATCAGCAAAAAACTGTCTGGAGACGGCAGCAATTGGCAAGCGTTGTATGAAGCGAACAAGGCCGTTATCGGAGACAACCCCAACCTGATATACGCCGGGCAAGTCTATGTTGTGCCGACCGATTGGGTGACGCCTGTGGTACAAAGCGTGAGCACCAGCAGCGTTGTCGATACAAGCACAAGTACAAGTACCACAAGCGTGCGCACATTGCCGCATAGCAGTAGCGGCAGCAGCAGTGAAACTTCAATTAGTGGCGGTGGTAGACAGTGAGTAGCTATAAATACGAACTCTATGTTCAAAACAGTCTAACCGGGACGGTATACGACATCGGGACGCTGGCGGGTACGATTACCCATGCCACATACATAAATGGGCAGCCCGGGAAACTGAGCGTTACGCTTTTGCAAGACCCAAATGGAATACTCGAACTTGTGACGGGCAGCATTTTAACCTTTATCGTAAATGATGAAGGTATTTTTTATGGCTATATCTTTGAATTATCCACAACCGAAAAAGGCGAGTATAAAATCACGGCCTATGACCAAATGCGCTATCTCAAAAACGAGGAAACATATCTCACGAGCGAAATGACGGCGAGTGATATTTTTTTGATGATTTGTGCTGATAATCTACAAATTTCGAAATACGAGGTAGTCACACCGTCGAGTTATATTTCGCCGGATTATGACCACGTCGGGAAAACATTGTATGAAGTCGCTGAGTATGCTATCCAGTATTCTAACATTTACGAAGAAAAACAGTATTTCATCAAGGACAAGTTCGGCACATTGCAATTTACAGAATTGGGGCAGGAAAAAACCAATTTAATCCTAGGCGATAGTTCGCTTGTTACCAGTTATGATTATAAATTATCTATTGACAAAGAAACATATAATCGCGTGAAAATTTACCGGGATAATGAAGAAGCCGGGAAGCGTGATGTATGGATTGTTTTTGACAGCGAAACAGAAAAACAATGGGGGAAATTGCAGATGCTTGAAAAAGCGTCTGATGACTACAACGAAGCGCAGATAAGACAATTAGCGGAAAATTATTTGAAGCTATATAACCGTGAAACAAAGACACTCAAAATAAATGCCTTTGGTATTCCACAGCTTATAGCAGGGAGCGGTTTTACTTTGCAATTAGAGCGATTAGGAATAACACAAGATTTCTGGATCGAAAGCGCAACGCATACATACTCAAAAGATAACCACATGATGGCGTTAGAGGTGAGCATATGAGCGCAGGAGCAAAGAAATTATTTGATGTAATGAACAATGTTGGAAGCCACGCAGGCGCACAGGTAGCCTCCGAGCTGGCTTATGGGATAGTTACGAGCGTTGATCCATTGATAATAAAGCGTGAGGGCGACACAGACAGAGCGCCGTTAACCGCAGGCTTTTTGGTACTGTCTAAGATGTGCCAAAAATTTGAGATTACAACCGCTTCCCACGAACATATCGTGATCTCAAATTCAGGCACAACGGATACCAGACTAAAAACTTTGCTGATATGGCCGGGACTGCAAATAGGGGAACGGGTGATTCTTTTATCCTTCAACAGCGGTCAAAAATTCTTTGTAGAAAAGCTTGAAAGGTGGACTAACGAAGCATGATTCCACAAATTACGGGAGCTTTGCCGACAGAGCAAATAAAATACGTTTCTTTTCCTACCTTCACGTATAGATTGGACGAAACCGCTATTGTAGGGGATGCGGATGGAATTGAGGCTATGCAGCAAGTGGTCTATCACATTTTAATGACTGAGCGTTATGCCTATGCAATCTACGATAAAAACTACGGTGTCGAGCTTAGGCAGTATCTCGGACGCGGCTTTGCATACCTTGCGACGACAATACAAGATACTCTGCGGGACGCTCTTTTGCAAGACGATAGAATATCAGCCGTAAATGTAACGCGTATAGCCCAAACAGGCAAGGATATGGCTCTGATAGAATTTTCAGTCGTGTGCGATAGAGGAACATTTCAAACGGAGGTAGTGACAAGTGTCTAGTTTTACCAATATTTTATCCCGCATGCTCGCTAGAGTTTCCTCAACAAGAGACAAGCGCCAAGGTAGCGTTATTTACGATACATTATCCCCGACCGCTGCGGAATTGGCGCAAATGAATATAGTTATAAGCATTTTTCGTGAGCAGACTTATCTATTGACCGCTACAGGGGGCAATCTCGAAAACTGGGCGGCTAATTTTTTGATTGCGCGCCGCCCGGCCACAAACGCAATCAGAATAGCTGAAATGCTAGATACGGACGGAGCTCCGATTGATTTGCCGGTTGGAAGCCGGTTCAGCGCCCCAAATACTTCAGGGCTGAATTTTATATTGACAGAAAACACAGATACGGCAGGAGAATGCCTCCTAATGTGTGAAACCGTCGGAACAATAGGAAATGGGTATTTAGGGCCTCTGCTTCCCCTGTTCGTTATAAATAACCTTGGCGCGGCGACAATAGTCGGAACGTATAACCCCGCCGAAGACACTGAGACAGATGACGCTTTGCGTGAGCGTGTACTTGCTAGATTAAATCAAAAGACATATGGCGGTAACGTAGCGGACTATAAGGAGTTCACAACAGCGATTTCAGGCGTTGGAGCAGTCAAAGTGTTTCCAGTATGGGCAGACGGGCGGCACGTCCCAACCTATGTTGAGCCGCCTGCCGACATGGCAAATTTCTTAACCTCAATCGCCGGGACTAGCTATACTGATTCGCTTGAATGGGTTAAGACTATGGTGGGATTTGCGGAAGAAGGGTATCTAACTTTAACCGGGGGACGCATTATATTGTCCATTGTTGACAGTGAGTACAATATCGCTACGGATGAATTTATCGAAGTGGTTCAAAATGAAATTGACCCTGTAGGAAGTACCGCGGAAGGATTGGGACTTGCTCCCATAGGGCATAGAGTATCGGTTGTTACTCCGACCGAGATTGGTATAAACATAAGCGCAACATTAGCCTTGAAAGCCGGGTACACAGTGCCACAATTGCAAGAGAGCATCGAAAGCACATTAGAGGCGTACATTTTAAGCTTGCGCAAAGATTGGGCTGACGCTGTTGTATTAAACGTCTTTGTGTCAAGAATCAATGCGGCCATATTAAGCGTAGTAGGGGTTGACAATGTCACTGATGTGAAGATTAACGATAGCCCCGACGACTTAGTGCTTGTACAGACGGTAGAGTTGCAGCAACTACCTGTATTTTCAGGGGTGGTACTTAATGTATAGAGATTTTTGGAATCGAATTTATGTTGGCAATATAGACGCGAACGCAATAGCCGACGCAGTTCAGCCGGAGCTTGATGAGCAGAGCAAGGCTATATTAGATTACTTCTATGATAACTTCCCAAATGTAGCCACAGAGGCGGGGATTCTTAAATGGGAAATAATCCTGGGCATCACAGCAAGCGCAACGACAGAAACTTTGGATTTCAGACGGGGCAGGGTTATCAATAGGCTATCAAGCAACACCATTTACACAGAACGCGCGCTGCGAGAAATAATGAACAACATTATGGGCGCGGGTAACTGGTCATATGAACTGGACTGGCTGAATTACCGGCTTACTATAACAAGCTTGCGTCACGGCAAAGACTGGGTGAATGAAATGACAATAACCCTTGAAAAGGTGCTCCCCTCGAATCTGATTTTCACACTGGTGATTAAATACAATACGCATCAAGCGTTGGCCGATTATACTCACGAGTATTTATCTCAATACACCCATACGCAATTACAAGAGGAGGATATTTCATAAATGGAGTATACAGACAAATTGGGGCTAAGGATGCCTGCCCCAATAGAAAAATATAATGTAGCCGATTTTAACCATAACGCAAAGACTATAGACGACAGCCTCGGAGCTGCCGGAGGTATCGCAACTCTTGGCAATGACGGATTAGTCGTGCCTGAGCAGCTCCCGGAAACAAAAAACATCTCGACTATTGTATGGACTGAAACTTCAAACAGTGCGTCAACGCGCACCGTTAATATAGATGGCGTGACTAGCTGGGATGATGTTTTGCGGATGCCGTTATATATTCAAGCTGGCGCATCGGGCACTTTGGCAACAACTACACTAAATATTAATGGTTTAGGCGCAAAGCCGATTTACTTTCCTAGCGGCGACGGTGACGGAAGCACCAATACGCCGTTAGTTCACGGCTGGGTGAGAACCGGACAAGCTTACTGCGTTGTATGGGACGGCACAAGTCTTAGATTGCTAAATCCACAAATGAGAGATGCATCCGTAGACTATAAAGGAATAGTGCGGCTTGTGGATAGCGTGGAAAGTGATAGCATTACTGACGCCGCTACGCCAAACTCCGTCAAGACAGTTAAGGAAGCGGCGAATACCGCGAAGGAAAACGCTACATATTACGGCACTTGCGCAACGGCGGCATCTACAGTCGCAAAAGTCGTTGTTTGTTCAGGCTTCGCGCTAACAGTAGGGGTGCGCATAGCCGTTAAATTCACATACGCAAATACAGCGTTGTCGCCAACGATAAATGTAAACGGAACAGGGGCATATACATTAACCCGTCTATCCAATTGGGAGACCGGGGCTACTGTAATATTTACATGGAACGGTTCAACTTGGCTTATGACCGAATCCGTAGGTCAAAAGAGTTTTTACGGCACTTGCGCAACGGCTGCGGCAACGGCTGCGAAAGGTGTTGTTTGCGCAAGTTTTGCAAGCGGAACGCTTGTCGTTGGAGCGAGGGTATCCGTACATTTCACTTATGCCAACACTGCTTCTTCCCCGACATTGAATGTCAATAGCACAGGCGCAAAGTATATTTATGTGGATGGTGCGCTTGCCGAAGATGGAGCTTGGAGAGCCGGGCAAACCATTGACTTTGTTTACACAGGGACTTATTGGTACATAGTCGGTTCGCCCGGTATATGGAACTATGTTCCAAAAAAGCTTATTGCTACAATCACCGAATCCGGTACGTTTAATATAGCCGATTATGGGCTATCCATCGGGAATGCAATTGATGCTTATATTGTTGGCGGCGGCGGTGGCGGCGGCTACGGCTACTCAGGCGGCGGCGGTTATTGCAAGTTGTTAAAAGACTATATCTTGTCTGCTGCGTCTTATGATTTGGTTGTAGGAGTTGGTGGAGCAGGTGCCACGGCTCCGTATAATGGCGCAGACGGAGGATCATCTTCAGCGTTTGGGATTACTGTGAGTGGTGGTGGTGGTGGCACTTTGGCCGGTTGGAGCGGCAGCGGCGGTTCTGGCGGCGGCGCCAACGGCGGCGTGAGCGGCGGCTACGCCGCCAAGGTTGGCGGCGGCAGCGGCGGTTCTGGCGGCGGCGCCGGCGGCAATGGTGGTGGCACCGTCAGAGCAGGCGGCGGTGGCGGGAATATAGACTATACCCCCATAAACCCATATGATGGCATCGCATATGGTTGCGGTGGCGGTGGCTACGGCCACGCCGGCGGCAATGGTGGTGGTGCAGGTGGCCGCGGCGGCGGTGGCGACACAAATGGTGAAAACGGCTTTCTTGGCGGTGGCGGTGGTGGCGGCTACGGCGGCACTGAGACTTCCGTGGGTACTGACGGCGGCAACGGCGGTATAGGCGGCGGCGGTGGTGGAGCTGGTGGCAGCGGCACTACCAGAGGCAAAGGTGGCAATGGTGGTGACGGCATCATCTATATTTACGCAATTCACGCATAGGAGGCGGTTTTATGAATATAGCAATTATAAAAGACGGCATATGTAAGGATTCAGCAACCTTTGGGAACATAGAAACCGCAAAAGCCTTTTTAGAAAGAGGCGTATGGGATGCGGATAGTGTAGTTGAATTGCCGAAGGGCTATGGCATTGGCGACAGCTTTGACGGTGCAACGTGGACAAAGGCGGAATCGCCGGAGGTGGAGGAAGAATCGGAAACACCGATATCCGAAGCCGAAACCCTTATGCTTGCCATTACCGAACTGTATGAAGGCAATCTTGCTTTACAAGAAGAATACGCCGCTACCATGTTGGCGATTACTGAACTTTACGAAATTATGTTAGGAGATTAAAAATGGCTGAAATTTATGCAAGACTTATTCGGCGGGGGCTGAAAACAATTGATGACGTTCCCACAATACTGCGAAACCAAGTAGAGGGTTTACTCGAAAATGAGTAGGCTTTTTTATTTTTTTGTAAAAATATTTTGCCGAAAGGAGATGAAAGACATGGTGGTCATTTATGCTACATTGATCATAAAGGGACTAAAGACTATTGCTGACGTTCCCGCAATCATTCGTGAGAAAGTCAAGCAGACCTTGATTGATCTGGACTGCGCCGATCTGGCGGAGTAAACATCACAGGCGGTTTCCGCATGGCAACTGCCTGATTATTTTAGGAGGCATTATTATGATAGATTTAACACCAATTCTACAGGCTATTATCGGCGTTGTGGCGGTACTTATTACAGTGTATATAATTCCGTGGCTCAAGAAGAAACTGTCCGCAGAACAGCAGGACGAGCTCGCTGCGTGGGTATCAATCGCAGTTACCGCCGCCGAGCAGATTTACACAGGTTCAGGGCGTGGCGAGGAAAAGAAAGCTTATGTTATTTCCTTTTTGGAATCCAAAGGCTATAGCGCCGATGCAGACAGCCTCACAGACACTGTTGACGCACTAATCGAAGCAGTGGTATACGAACTAAAGGCGACAACTACGGTATGATGGATGATAGGACTAAGCAAAACGAAGGGAAGTGATGTGAAATGAAATCCAATATTGGACTTGTCGAATATGCGAAAGCTCAACTCGGACGCCCATACTGGTTTGGCACGTTCGGACAAACAGCAACGCAAGCACTGTATGACTACAACAAGGCCCGCTTGCTCAAGTACTACACGGCAAGCGATTTTCCGTCTCAATTCGGTCAGCGTGTGCATGACTGCATCGGGCTGGTAAAAGGGTATCTGTGGTCGGACGGACCAGACGCTACACCGGCATATCGCGCAAGCCCGTGTGCAATTGATCACAACGCAGACAGTATGCGAGCGGCCTGCAAGACCTCCGGCGCAATATCCACCATCCCCGAAATGCCCGGCGTGCTCGTTTTCGCTACCGAGCATGTTGGAGTATATATCGGCGGCGGGAAGGTCATAGAGGCACGAGGACACGCTTACGGCGTGGTTGAAACCAACCTGAAAGACAGAGCTTGGACATATTGGGGA